CAGGAGTTTCTTCACTATCTTCTATAGTCTCTTATGGTCTCTCAACTGTTGCAGCACAACCGAACCCAGGAGTTTCTTCACTATCTTCTATAGTCTCTTATGGTCTCTCAACTGTCGCAGCACAACCGAACCCAGGAGTTTCTTCTTTGTCTTCTATTGTATCCTATGGTCTTTCTTCTTTCCAGACAACTTTCAGCGGCCCTGGAACTTCTTCACTCTCTTCTATTCTCTCTTATGGTCTTTCATCTATTCTCAATTCAAATACACAGCAACCATATCTTGGGGGTGTTCTACGTGTAGACTCGGTATATGGTAATGACGCAAATGCCCCCTTAAATAAGTATCAAACTGCTTTCAAAACTATTACCACCGCTATGGCAAATACTTCATCAAATGATTTTATACAGTTACTACCAGGCACATATAATGAAAGTATTGTATTCTCAAATTATGTTTCTGTTCGAGGTGTAAGTATAAATTCTGTAACCATTCAACAGACAAATGTTACAAGTAATACCGTACTTGTAACAATGGCGTCAAATACACGTCTTGAAGATGTAACTCTTAATTTAACATCAACCAGTTCTAACGCACAAACCCTCGTAGGGATACTGTTTTCAAATGTTAATGCATCCTCAAAAATACGAGCTTGTGTAATAAATGTAAATAATTCTGCCATGACATGTAATGTTCCTACGAATGTATATGGTCTATGGGCAACTGGCACATCAGCAACAACTATTTCTTCTGCTGATACTGTACAGAGAACAACAGTAAATGTAACATCTTCTGGACCTGGGAGAAAGTGTGGTATTTATCAAGATGGACAAACATTCTTTTCTATGCGAGATGTTAATATTTATTGTACTGATAATTCATCATATTCAAATACATCCAATGGATTCTATTGTGGTTCGCAAATAAATAATTCAAATGGAATTCTACAAATTAAGACATCTACTTCATATGGATTATCAACTGTTCCAGGAAATTCTAATGCTGATATTTCACAGACTCTTGGTCAAATCATTTTAGCATATACAGATATCCCTCATAAGACCGCAAATGGGTATGGATTTTCTGCGAATTCTGCTCTTCCACAATTAACATTTGGGATTGGCGGACTAACACAATTTAATACGGATGCTTCAAGAACATATTTAGTACTTGGAACATTAATAGGTAATAATAATAGTATGGGTAATGGCCAGGCTTATCCAAGTATGGCAACATTTTATCCTATTAACCCGGGAAATTTAGGTATTATAACTTTAATGACATTTCAGTTATATTTAACAGGGAGCGGATATACAGGGCCTTATTATGTATCATTATTTAAATCAAATACAACACTAACACAAATTCCAGGATTTACTCTATCCTTAAGCGGAAGTGGGAGTGGATTCTTAAAAACACAAACTTCAAATATATCTGTTACATTTTTACCAACTGATCAGCTCGGAATTATATTATCAAACACAGGAGGAGTTTTTAATAAAGATCCTTTGAATCCTGTAGTCACACTCTCATATTACTAATTATTAAACCTCGCAAAAGCCTCAGGCCAATCATCAGGCCAGTGCCGCGAATACTTGAAAGCACGCTCCGAATAGCGGCGCAGGCCCTCAGGAGGTATTGTCCATTTATGCTCATCCACTAGCGCGTAGGCGCCAAGGAAGCACCACTCGCCTGCCGCCGCAAAGGATGGAACATTCACATGCCATGCCGCCTGCGCCCACTTAGCCTGTGAAAACGGCATTGGAAACAGTTCCTCCAAAACGCCAACAAACTTCTCCGCAAAGCCGCCATTCCAAGGCTGAACAGGTCCAGCATTCATTACAAAAGCACCTCCAGGTGCTAATTGCCTCTTGACACCGCGTAACAATGCGCTAAAAGCATCTATATCATGGGGATCTGGTAGATCTACTATGATATAGTCATACTTCTCCAAATCTTCATCACAATCCAACCAAGCATCAACAACGCGCAACTCCAGCCGCGAATCCAAAAAAGCCCCCTGAGACCATCCTGTCCAAGTCCCACGAAAATGCTCCAGAAGTTGCGCATCCCAATCCACCTGAACAACTTGCGAAACATCTATCCACTTCAGAACTTCTCGCGCCACTGCGCCCTCGCCACCGCCATAGATCTTCACACGCTTGCCACCCAAAGCAACCACCGCCGCCAAAGGATGAACCAACATCTCGTGATAAATATACTCATCCCTCTCCGTGCTCTGGAGTTCTCCGTCAATCAGCAACATCTTTCCATAAGCCTCCGTATCAATAAGTTCCATCTTCGCCTTCTCAGTGAACCAAGTCACACCACAAGCACTCGTACCCACACTCTCTGCAAGGGAAAACCCAACACGGACTCCATCTGCTACATCCTCTGTATGCCATTGGTCACCCTCACTCATTCTCTAGTTCACAGTCTAAATAAACCTTTAATCTCCATTAATAGTAGATAGAGACAATGCAGGCCGTCACAAAGAGGCCTTTCAGAATCCAGTATATAAGTGACATACATTTAGAGATGTACGATAAACTAGCATTTCCTCTAATTCTCAAACCAAATGCGCGCTACCTCGCACTCTGTGGAGACATCGGTCATCCGAGACAGCCCATATTCCGAAGTTTCATGGAATACTGCTCACAACGCTGGGATAAAGTCTTCTATGTTCCAGGAAATCACGACTACTATAACAAACGCCCTAAGAAGCAATGGAAATATAAAGAAGCCGAAACAATGGACACCATTGAAGCAACAATTCGTTCTGTACTAGCCCCTTACAGGAATGTCCATTTTCTGAACAATGAAGCTTTCGAATTTCCTGAATATGGTATAAATATTCTCGGAACACCACTCTGGACTGATATTCCCTATGATAAGTTTGACGAAGTGACAGAGCGTCTGCGTGATATAAACTACATCTCTGTAAGGGATAGTTCCAGCGTAGCAGGATCAAGCGGAGCAAGACCATTTACACCAGAAGTTATGAAGGGGTTACATAACAAGTGTTCTACATGGCTTCTTGATGCTTTATGGCAGACAAATGCACAGGGTCGCAAGGCGGTTGTTCTAACACATCATATGCCTTCAGAAGTGCTTGTTGTGCCAAAATATAAGGGGGATCCATACTGGTATATTTTCTATACTGAGATGACAACACATTTATCAAATCCTGCACTGCTGGCATGGATTTGTGGACATAGTCATTCGTGTGAGCGTGTTATGTACCGTCCTAGTGTCTGGCTTCTTATGAATGCGCGAGGATATCCAGATGAGCGAACGGAAGGTTTTAATGAGGGTGCTGTTTTTGAGGATACAGGTTCTAAAGACGCCCTATTTAATTCGGAAGAAGAAGTTGAATTAATGTGATTGAGCCTAAAGCCTAGATCCAATTATAAAAATTGATCAATTTACAAAAACTATTTAACAGGTAGTTCGTAGAAGAAATAGAATGCCAGCAGGATTATACTCCCCCTCTTCTGAATTGGAGCCCATTTTGGGTATTCAGTTCGGAATCTTCTCGCCCGAGGAGATTGAGCGGCGTTCTGTTGTGGAAGTTACCTCGCATGCCACATACGATGGTAATGAGCCTAAACTCGGAGGTCTCTTTGATCCTCGCATGGGTGTTCTAGATAATGGTAAAGAGTGTCGTTCATGCGGTCAAAAGAATCATAACTGCCCCGGTCATTTTGGTCATTATCGTCTCGCACGTCCAGTTTATTACATTCAGTTCTTTCCAATGGTTCTGAATGTACTTCGTTGCGTATGTGTTCGTTGTGCGAAACTACTCATTGACAAAAATCTCTACAAGAAGATTGCGAAGCGGCGTGGCGAGGGGCGTTGGCGCGAAGTGCTAAATGCTTGTAACAATATCAATCGCTGCGGCCAGCAGATTGAAGATGGTTGCGGCGCTCGCCAGCCTGACCGCTATGTGAAGGAGGGTATTGCGCGTATCATCGCAGAGTGGGACGAGCCAACTCCTCAGCGCCAACCTCTTGAAGTAGAGTATGTCCTTCGTCTGTTCCGCCAGGTGCTAGATGAGGATGTTGACTTCATGGGTCTCTCGCGTCATTGGGATCGTCCTGATTGGATGGTCTGCTCTGTGCTCGCTGTACCTCCGCCCCAGATGCGCCCAAGTGTTGTCCAGGATAATAACCAGCGCTCAGAGGATGATTTGACGCACAAGTTAGTTGATATTATCAAGACGAATAAGACACTCCAACAGAAGATTGACGCGAACGCTTCCAAGGCGATTATTGATGAGTGGACCAACGTCCTCCAATATCACGTCGCTACGCTCATCAACAACCAGATTCCTGGTGTTGCGCCATCGGCTCAGCGCTCTGGCCGCGCAGTGAAGTCCATTCAGCAGCGTCTTGGGTCTAAGGAGGGTCGTATCCGCTACAATATTCAAGGTAAGCGTGTGGAGTTTTCGGCCCGTTCAGTCATTACTCCTGACCCGAATCTGAGTATTGGCGAACTCGGTGTTCCGATGAAGATTGCGATGAACTTGACGTTCCCTGAGAAGGTGACGCCCTACAATCGCGACATCCTCTACCGCTATGTCCAAAATGGCGCGGATGTATATCCTGGCGCGAAGACTATTGTTCGCTCGGATGGGCGCATGATTTCGCTCAAGCATGTGAATACGAAGGAACTTGTACTCTACAATGGCGATACTGTAAATCGCCACATCATGGATGGAGATATCATCCTGTTTAACCGACAGCCGACGCTCCACCGAATGTCCATGATGGGTCACAAAGCGCGCGTGCTTCCTTACAATACGTTTCGACTCAACGTTTCGGCGGTGAGTCCATATAACGCAGATAAACTCCGAGTTTAAAGTCTATACGATAGTAGAATAGTATGGAAAACGGTTTCATCTATAAAATTACAAATGCCTCCTCCGGCAAATCCTACATTGGTCAAGCAAGAGAATTCAAAGTTAAGAATGGAAAACCATATAAATATGGTATATCTGGTCGCTGGTGCGACCACCTCTATGAGGCGCGCAAGGGTAACACAAAGCCCTTATATGCTGATATATCAAAACATGGAAAAGAACCTTTCACAATTGAAGAACTTCTCAAAGCACCACTTGACCAATTAGATGCTCTTGAAGCGAAATATATTCAAGAACTAAAAACACTACATCCGCAAGGTTACAACATTGCTTCTCATTCTCGCAATAGACATCATAAAACCTTGAATCTTGCTCACCACTTTTGTGGAAAAGTTGAATATGCTGAACTCAAAAAAATCAAGAAGGATGGTTTACACCATCTAGTATATCTATATCTTACTCTGAACGGACAGTCTGAAAAGGAAAGAATTGTATTTGGTCAAACGGAAGGTTCCTCATTTGAGGATGCTTACACTGAAGCCAGAGAATTTCTGAATAAACTCGGATGTCAATTTGAAGAGATAGATGAAAATATTCTTGATGAGCGATATAGCAAAAAACTTGGGCAGTTCAAAGGTAAAAATATTACGAAAGTGAGAATAACAAGCGCAAGTAACTTAATTGCTGTGTATATTAAAACAGATAATTCTACTGACCAAGTACGAATCTGTTTCGGAGGAAAAAATATAAAGAAAGATGAAGCTCTAATGATAGCAAACGCTTTTGTAGGTTTGCTAAATATCCATACTGATACTATTATTGAGACAACTCAACAATGTCTGCAACAGGCGGCTGCTTCTATGGGTGAGACGACTCCATAGAGGGAAAACAGTGTAATCGTCTTTGCTGGTACGGTTTCGCCAACCGAATCAGTAATATAACCGTCTAGTGCCTATTGCTGGTGGAGCAATGGGTGCGAGACCCTCAAATTCAGGGGAACCCCTAAAGTTTACAGATACCAACCACCTTGGAAACGAGCGTGGGGCCGCGGAGAAAGACCGCAATGGATAGTTGTGACCAGAAGGTTACACTAAAGGTAATAACTCTGTGAAATACGAGGTTGTGTAGATGACACAACTAAGAAATGGGCAATCCTGAGCCAAGTCCTAATATATCCCTTACAGGGGTATTATGGATGCTGTGCAACGAGTAGAAGGGGGTCGGTCTGGACACACATGTCCAGGCATAAGGTGTACTCTAGTCCCTGGTGAGAGCCAGGGTGGTCTGAAAAGACCCCTAACAGGTTTATGATACTGTTAGGTCACACGTTTGATGGCGACGAGATGAATGCACATATTCCACAGTCATATGAAGCTGCTACAGAGCTAGAGCAGATTGCGGCTGTGAGACACCAAATTATAGGCCCACGAGAAGGCAAGCCATCCATTGGCATTGTACAAGATACTCTTGTAGGGTCTTATCGCCTTACAAAGAATGATAATCAATTTACACGCAGAGAATTCATGAATCTGATGATGTATAATAAGAATTTTGAGGGTATTCCGAAGCCCGCCGCTTCCGCAGCCGCGGTCCCTGGTGGCGAGCGCTGGTCAGGTCACCAAGTCATCAGTTCCCTCCTCCCTCCAATCAACATGGATATGGGGAATAAGTCCTTTGATGATGACCCAAGCCCAAAAAATAAAGTAAAGATTGTGGAGGGCCAGGTACTTAATGGTATAATTGATAAGGATATCTTCTCAAAAGCAGGAAAGGGTATTGTTCACGTGTCATATAATGATTATGGTTCCGATTCAACTGTGACGATGATTGACAGTCTCCAGACAACGATTGAGTCTTTCCTCGTACTCAATGGTTTCAGTGTAGGCATCAGCGACATGATTGCCGACGAAAAGACGCGACAACAGATGGAGGAAGTTATTCAATCACGCAAGAAGGAAGTGAACGAACTCAACCTCCAGGTTCACTTGGACCTGTTTGATAACAATACTGGTAAGTCCAATCAGGATGAGTTTGAGGCGCGTGTATTCGCCGCGCTGAACAAAGCGACGAAAGAGTCTGGTGAGTTTGGACAACTTGCCCTCGCAGAGGAAAACCGTCTTGTAGCCATGGTGAAGGCCGGTTCCAAGGGTGGTCCAATTAACATTGCACAGATGATTGCGTGTGTGGGTCAGCAGAATATTGAGGGTCGGCGCATTCCTTATGGCTTCTCGGACCGCACACTGCCTCACTATAAGAAATATGATGATGGTCCAGAGGCGCGCGGATTCATTGAGAGTTCCTTCATCGGTGGTCTCAGCCCACAGGAATTCTTCTTCCACGCCATGTCAGGTCGTGAAGGTCTAATTGATACAGCTGTTAAGTCTGTAACAGGTGACACTCCAATTATTATCATTGAAAATGGTGAGGTTAAACGTGTAGAAATTGGTCCCTGGATTGATGCGCATCTCAAAACAGCCCCTGTAGGGGTAATTGAGCAATATGACGAATCTCAGGCAAATCTTGAATTACTAAATATTACACACGATGTAACAATTCCTACAGTAGATGCTGATGGAAAAATGAGTTGGGGTAAGATTACCGCTATTACTCGCCATGATCCTGGTAATAAAATATATGAAATCAAAACACACAGTGGGCGTGAAGTTATTGTATCCGCTGGAAAATCTATGTTAGTATGGAACAATTCAACAAGTAAGTTTGAAGAGAAACCTACAACAGAAACCAAGATTGGCGACTATGTTCCAGTGACTGTCTCTCTTCCTGAACCTCCAGTGATTCAAATGAAGGTTGAACTAAGCAAGTATCTTCCTAAGAGTAAATATGTGTATGGCAGTGACTTTGTAAAGGCTCAAACAATGATGGCTGCTACGATGGATGGTCGCAAGAAGATTCCTGCTGGCTGGTGGGAGGCAAATAATGGCAAGACATTTACCCTACCATACCCCTCTAAGGCGCGATTTCAGCGAACACAAGTACGTTCAGATATTACACAGATTGAGTCTGGATATGTATATCCGTTCCATGCCTCTCGTGAAATATCTAAAACTCCAGAGATCTTTGAACTAACCCATGAAAATGGTATCTTCCTTGGACTTTTCCTTGCAGAGGGCAATGTTGATGTTCAAACTGGATATGTCCAGATTACAAATAATGATTCAAAAATTCTTGAATTTGTGAAGAGTTGGTTTACAAAGCGCGGACTCTCAACAAGTGAAGATAGCAAGACAAATAAAGTAGGAGGGACGTCATCCTGTGTGAGAGGTTTCTCGTCTATCTTTGCGCAGTTCCTTGACGCCTTCGTTGGACATGGAGCAGAGAAGAAGTTTATACCATCAGAGGCATTTATTGCACCTGAAGAGTTCATTACTGGGTTGCTGAATGGTTACTTCTCAGGCGATGGGTGTGTAGGAGATGGAGTTGTATCAGCAGGATCCGCTTCAAAACGTCTGATTACAGGAATTAGTGTACTATGCTCTCGCTTGGGCATCTTTGGACGTATTCGCAAGACTCAACTAAAAACAAATAACTTTGGAACAATCAATATTCTACCATCCTATATCATTGAGATTCGCTCCAAATGGGCAAAACTATTTGCGCAGAAGATTCCGATGATTCATAATAATAAACAAAAGAAACTTGAAAATATTTCAACAAGTTTTGAGCATAGAAACTTTCCTTCACATAATGACATTGTATTAGATGCCATTACCGAAATTAATGAAATGAGTACTGAAAATTACCCAAAACTGTATGACTTAACAATTCCTTCTACTTTCAACTTTGTCCTAGAAAATGGTCATGGTACTCGTGATACAGCCGACACAGGTTATATTCAGCGCCAGCTCGTGAAAGCTATGGAGGACCTCACAGTCCAACATGACGGAACTGTACGTGACGCAAACATGCACATTGTTCAGTTCCATTATGGCGAGGATGGACTGAATGCGACAAAGATTGAGGGTACAGGTATTTCATATGCCAAACTCTCTGAGGGTGACATTTCGCGAGACTTTGGCCTTCAGAAGGTGGACTTTGCACCCATCCTCTCTGAGGGAGTTCTAACTGAAAATTATTCCGAGAATGCTGATGTGAAGGGATATCTGGAGCATATTCTCAAGGATCGCAAGATGATTGTGGAGGGTGTATTTGGTTCTGGGCGACAGGGAGGAGTATTCGCGCCGCTCAACCCTGAGCGTCTTATTATGAATTTGAGGGTTCGTTTTGGCCTGAAGCCAGATGGTAAGACTGACCTAACACCGACCTATGTGATTCAAGGTCTCAACAAACTTATGGAGCGAACACAGCCTTACCACAAACTCTGGTGTGCTCTGATTCGATTCCATTTTGCCCCTCACAAGTTGATTGTAAAGGAGCGCTTTACGAAGGCGGCATTTGATGCCCTAATGGAACTCTGTGTTGTGAAGGATTGGAAGGCGTGGTCGCTCCCTGGCGAACTTGTGGGTATTATTGCCGCGCAGAGTATTGGCGAACCTTCAACGCAGATGACACTCAACACTTTCCACTTGGCAGGTGTAGCAGCGAAGTCAAATGTCACACGAGGTGTACCGCGTCTGAAGGAACTTCTCAAGGTCACGGAGAATCCAAAGGCGATTGCTCTGACAGTATATCTGAAGCCAGAGTTTCGTGAGAATAAAGATAAGGTGCGTGAAGTTACACAGGATCTAGAGCTTACGCTACTGCGCGATATTACAGTGAAGACTGGAATCTTCTTTGACCCTGAGGACGGTAGCACGGTAGTCTCAGAAGACAAGGAGCTTATTGATTTCTACAAACTCTTCGAGGCACGTGAAGAGGAGCCCAAGGATACAGGTGGAAGCGAAGAAGAGCAAGGTGCGGCAGCAGCAACCGCTAAGTGGTCAAACTGGCTTCTGCGTCTTGAACTGGATCGTGAAAGGATGTTCAACAAAAATATTAGCATGGACGATATTTCGTTCGCGCTTCATCATAGTTTTGGTACAAACTTCCAGGAGTCAAGTGTGAATCTCATCTACTCTGACTTCAACTCCAAGAAACTTGTGATGCGTATTCGTCTAGGAAATGACGACAAGAGTCTCGGTTTCGGTGATGACCTCGCAGGTCTGAAGAAGTTCCAGAACAAGATTCTGAATAGTATTGTAATTCGCGGAGTGCCTGGTATTCGTGCCGCTACTTTCCGCAAGCATGCGGATCTCCTAGCGCATGTAGGAGGCGAATATAAGCCAATTGAACAGTATGTCATTGATACAGATGGTACGAACTTTATGGAGGTTATGAATCACCCTGCAGTGGATGGTTCGCGAATTTATAGTACACATGTACACGATATTTATTCGCTCCTAGGAATTGAAGCGACTCGCGCATGTCTCCTTTCAGAGTTAATTGGCTTGTTTGAGGAAGCAGGTGTTAACTATCGCCATTTGGGTATTCTGTGTGATATTATGACGCGTAATGGGCGTCTCATGTCTATTGACAGATATGGTATTAATAAGAGTGACAATGGTCCTCTGGCGAAAGCATCCTTTGAGGAAACAGAGAAGATTCTTCTGAAGGCCGCGCTATTTGGTGAAGTTGATCCAATTACTGGTGTGTCTGCGAATATTATGACAGGTCAAGCAATTCGCGCAGGTACATCATTTACGCAGATTCTTCTTGATGAGTCAGCGCAGGAGCGCCTCCTTCAGGGTTTGCCACCGGTAGAGGAAGATGCGGCAGATGCTCAAGAAGAGGAGGCTGTAGATCTCTCACAAGAGATGATTGATGCGGAACTCTATGAGGATTCAAATGATGCGTGTGCAACAACGCAACTTCGTATGAATATTACAATGCCTCAAGATCAGCCACAACTGGATGAGCCAGATGGTGAACTTGTAATTCTGGAAGCCTAAACAAAAAAAACGAGATTTATATATGTCAATTGTTACAGGTAAATCGCCCCCATGGAAAAATATAGAATTTTACAAAACTCCTATATTTTTTGATATTTCAAAAACCTTACAGGTGAAGGCTGGAGAATGGAAAGACAAGACGCCTCCAGACTTAATAGCATTAAAAGATGGAATTGGCGCGAAGGAATCTATGTCATCATGGGACCTTGTAAAGCGTATTACAAATCCATATGAACTAATTTTCACAAGTTCAAATCACGCAGATTTACCGCAATCTATAAGTATATTGAAGCCGCTGAGCCGTTCATTCTTTAAATTTGTGGAAATGTGTGAACTTATGAATTTTTTTGAAATCTGTAAACCTGTAAAATATAAGTCATTACACCTCTGTGAGGGACCTGGTGGATTTATTGAGGCTTTTTTGGATAGAGCGGAGAGATATAAGAAACTTGTATCTGGAGTATGGGCAATGACCTTGAAGCAGACAAATCATTCAATTCCTGGATGGCGTGCGGCTGGGCGATTGTTAGCGCGTCATCCAGAAATACATATTGAATATGGACCGCAGAATACTGGAAATATTTTGGAGAAGGATAATCAAGAATTTTTGGAGAAAACTATGCGCAAGTCTACACATCTTGTCACTGCTGACGGCGGATTTGATTTCAGTTCAGATTTTCAAGCACAAGAGAAGTTGATATTTCCTCTTTTAGTATCCTCCGCAAATATAGCGTTATCTTGTCTGACCTCCCCTACAGGGTGTTTTATTCTGAAGATCTTTGATTCATTTAGTGAAGTTACACAGACATTTCTCTGTATTCTTGCTCTTCATTTTAAAGATTTTACAATTTACAAGCCTGTGACGAGTCGCCCATGTAATTCGGAGCGTTATTTTATTGGGAGAGGGTTCAGAGGATTTCCAGAGTCTTCGCGAAAACTTTTTGACGAGTTACAGAGTCTAGGGTCTGATGTAGAGTTTGTTGCTAGTGGTAGCGACATGTTTGCGAGTATTCGGTCACAAATTGTTAGTATAACTGAAAAATACGTGGAAGAGCAGCGAATTGCGCTTTCACGTGTTTTGTCATTTCCAGAAAAAGTGGCATCGGAAGAGTTACAGGCTGCGTGGGATAGACAAATAGAATTATCTCTACAGTGGTGCCAATCATTTCACATTCCTTCACGCTCTGCGACCGGAGCGAAGAGTGGGGGTAACATACGTATTCGTTAATTTTTGCCCTACAATGATTGATGCCTGGTGTTGTGAGAGTTCACCTGTACCCATCTTCTCAAGCATACGAAGCATAACATTAATTTGTGTTTTGTCATAATTGGGACGTGATACCATTTCAAAGAGACGAGGGTATTTCTCAACAAAATCGGCCATTAGGGTTTTAATTTCATCTGTTGTGCGACCAGATGCCTTATAGGTATCAATCTGCGAAATCATATCGTTGAGATACTGTTTACGTTCCCCTGCAGGGAATTGTGTTGGCTGATTCTCAGCCTCGCGCGCAGCATCATTAATATTATCTAAAGCAGCAGACGACTGATTTGTCTGACCTCTGCGCCGTCGATCCTGTTCTTGTTGTTGAGGTGTGCGAGCAAATTGTGCGAGTTCTGGGGGTAGTGGCGCATATTCCTGTGGCCTGGACCGGTCTGACATTTCTAAATGGCTAGAACTAATTTCCTTTTAAATTGTAGTAAAATGGCGCAGCAGCAAAAGGGGCGTTTTGGACCAATAGCAGCAGCACCTATTCTAGGCCCTTCCGCCGGTTCAGCAGAGGCGTCAACAGACCCATTCAGTCCTCAGAGCCTCGCAAAAATGGCGCTAACTCAACAAATACAAGCAACAGCCGACACACGCTATGATCCTGATGTACCTGCACCTATTGTACAGGCTTTCACAGACATGATAAGCAGTCCTGAACAAAGTCAAAATGTCGCAGTCGGAACAGCACTACTCTTAATTTCTGCCGTACTAATTCATGCGTGTTTGAAGTAGAGTTTCTCTTACATAAATCGCGAGTGCTGCTAAAAAGATAAGTCCGTAACCTGATATGGTTATCAACTTTCTATTTTCATTTGTAAGAGGAGCGTCCATTATGCGCAAGAAAACATCAACAGTTGTACCTTTCTCTTTCCGATAGTGTTGTTCTACCTTTGTAAGGATACATCCACGAAGAACAAGTAGTTGTACAAAAATGAGAACACCGACTAGAAGAAATAATTGAAATGCTAGACGTCCCCCAAACAGGAAAGTATATATAATGACGGCAGCAAATCCATAAAAATGGAAGAAAAATATTATATCTCCACGAGTACTTTCAGGAAGTTCGTAGAAAAGTATGTCAAAGAAATTAATGGCTGCGCCGACAATATTTTTTCTAAGATCTCTCGCGGCCTCTTCCATGATTTTGCTGCCGTCGTCGCTGTTTTGCTCGTAAGAATAATATTCTTAAATTTTAACGTCTTAATAGAATGTCGTCGGTAGGTGACAATGACAGCGATTATAGCGACTACGATGATCTATCTACATATCAAGAACCACCTATAGGGGAAAATGATGTGAAGTTAGTAAATTCTTTTAAAATCTCTATTCAAAAGACAAAAGATATTATTTATGAGAAAACTGTACGTCAGACAGGTAATAGCGAGGATTTAGACAGTCTTCATAAATATGAAATTGCGCTATACACTGTTGGAACAGAGTTGCTAAAAACTCTCTATGGCTTTAAATTGAAATCAGCATCGGAATATACTCCCAAGGAACTTCTACAAGTAATGAATGATCCTACTCTTTCAACGGATGCGCGAATTCTCCTTGAAAATGAAGTCCGAAATCAGTTTATCCAATATCCTTATACGCGTAAATCTAATGTGAATACTGTATAGAAATGTTGGCAAAGTCTGTATCAGTTCGCCCCAATGGAAGTTGCCCTTCCGCCAGTTATCATAAACGAAAGTCCTATACTTCAAAGCGCGGCCACCGTGTCCCTGCACGCTGTATTCGATCTACTACCCCTTACAAGCAGAGCAGCGCAGAGTTCAAGCGCTCAGTAACGCAGCGACAGACGAGACGCCTCAAGTCTGTGCTTGGTGAAACAAAGGTCTGTCCTCCTGGCCAGATCCTTCGTGCACCCTATGTTCGTCGTTTCAGATCTAGTGTAAAAGCAAAGGGGTATGATCGTAAGACAAAGTCTGGTAAGATTGTTCATGTTGTACCAACGAAAGCCTCCGCAATTTTAGTTCCTGCTGCATGTATTAAGGATCTTGGTAAAAAGGGCAAAGGTACACAGAAGATTGGACCTCTGCGCGAAGGCCTACTCAAGAAATATGGATATAGAGCGGCTCTCACACGCTATGAACGCCACGCAGCACTTGGACGCGCTGTCAAGGTACTTGGTTCCAATAATGTCTTCCACAAATTGGATGCGGTCGCGAAACTCTCTCTGCGAACTCACCCTGATTCTGCACGGATCTTCTCAGAGGATCGCGACTGGGTACGCAAAGAGTTTGGTATTAAGGCTTTTTAGATTGCTACATAATACAGTAATAACCAGAAATAGTATTTACAAATTATTATTTCTATTTATGCTACTAGTAAACTATGCGCTCTTAGAGCAAATGAATGTTAGCTCCTACATCAGATAGAGGCAATGGATCCGACAGCCGCAACAACAACAGAACCACAATATCTATACTTTACACTTCTCTTAGCCGCGCTAATAGGATTTCTTTATTTGTTGGTATACGGTCTTGGAATAGCAAATGTATCTTCCAACTGGGCTGAAAATCGTTGTAAGCCACAAATTATGCCTTTCGCATCACTATATGGATACAATACTGCGGAGAATTTCAATTACTGTATGACAAATATTATTAAGGACCAGGCAGGAAATTCACTTGGACCTGTATATCAAATTCTCGCAACATTTGTCGGTACACTTAGCACTCTTCTCGCATCAGCGAACTCACTCCGCCTTTCCCTAGCAACCCTTGTAGGAGGTATTACTACAGTATTTCAGGAATTTACGGAACGTATTAATGCTCTTATGGTACGTATTCGTGTTTCTTCTGTGCGAATGAAGATGTTATTTGGTCGTCTATTTGCTACATTCTATGCTATGATTTATATGGGGATGTCAGGAATTACTGCTGTGTCTAATTTTGGCGATACATTTCTTTTCAAGTTCCTGGATACGTTCTGTTTTGATCCGACGACCCTGGTGGAGATCGAAGAAAAAGGGAAAATTCCTGTAAGGGATGTTAAGATTGGAGATATTTTCGTGAAAACAGGAGGCCGAGTGACAGCAACCTTTGCCTTCATAGCAGATGGGCAACCTATGGTGAAGTTAGGTTCAACCTTAGTAAGTACAAACCATTATGTACAGTCTGGCGCAAACCAAAATACAGGAAAATATGTTCAAGCAAAGGATCACCCTGATGCAATTGCCACGGAACCATGGCAAGGAGGTGTAGCGAAACCGCTCATATGTTTTAATACAAGCGACCACCACATTCCTGTAGGGGATTATGTATTTTTGGATTATGATGAAACGGAGTCCGCAAATGGTCCAACAATGGCGCGACTTCAACAACAAATGAATGGAGTCAAACAGACTACATCCTCAGATAGCACAGAACACACAAAAGAGTATTCACCTGGTTTGGCAGAAGATACAGAAATCTGTTTGCCGCTAAATAAATTCCTGCCAGCGAAAGATATTGTACTTGGGCAAAAAATCTCAACAGGTACAGTGATCGGAATTGTAAAGAAAGAAGTTTACACAGTGGTGATCCGCAACGGTGAGACGATCTCAGCATCCTCTCTTATTTGGGACACCCCTACAAATCAATGGAGGCGCGGTTTTGATCTGGGGCTTGTAACCCATAAACGTAGACATCCACAAATCATATACTGTTTTATAGTGAGTCCAACAGCAACTATAGAGACACGGCAGGGAAATCATATACGTGATTATATTGAAATACTGTCACCTGATGCGGAGAATGATTACAGTAATCAAATAGCAGCACAAATTAGTGGGTAGCGTCGGCCATGTTCCAACTCTATTTTTTGTTTATAGGCCTTCTGATTCTTTTAATTGTTGGCCTCGGAGTTCTTTTAGGATCCATGGACATCAAAAATATTCAGGCAGAATGGGATAAAAGACGTTGCGAACCCACAACAATGTTTAGCGCATTTTTATACAAACCCTCCACAGATCCCAGAAGTTCCACTGAATTTGCAGGAGATAATTTCTCTTTTTGTATGAGGTCCCTTATAGATGAGATCTTTAAGGAACTACTTTCGCCAGTAATGGGTGTTTTCTCGCAGCAGATGGCGGCTGCTTCAACAACTGGAGGTGTACTTAACTCTATAAGAAATCAACTTGGAAATACCTTCCGTTCATTTACATCTATTTTTGACGACTTTTTTGAAACATATAAACGAGGAACAATGCAACTTGCGCGCATTACGCAACAATTGAGACAAGCCATGTTGAAAGTTTCCGCAGCAGTTGTTTCCATTGTTTTTATGGGATTATCCTTGATGACATCCTTGCTAAATACATATGATTTCATTGTGAAAGTTGTTATAATTATTATGGCGATTCTTGTTGCGCTAATTATTATTCTCTTCTTTGCGCTCATACCCTTTATGCCAATTATTTTCACTACAATTGCTATTCTTACAGGCGCAGGTCTTGGATCCGCAGTAGGTGGGTTCGCTGGAGCATTCTGTATTGATCCTGAGGCGCTTGCGGTAATGGCTAAAGGTCAACCTAAGAAGTTGAAAGATATTCGTCTCGGTGATGCATTGGGAGAAAATTGTGGAAAGGTGGAGGGAATTCTTGAAACAGATACGATTGGACCCTTATATGAGGTAGAGGGGATAATAATGAGTGGATCGCATATGGTGTATACTGTGGAAGGAATTCCAATATTTGCGAAGGATTATCCAGGGGCTAAGCGGGTCATTATCGCTACACAGAGACCAGATAGACTTATTATTTTGAATACAACATCTCGGAAGATTCCTCTAGTAGGCAGCGCCCCCCAACAACAGTCGCAGCAGCAGCCACAAACACTTCTTGTAGGGGATTGGGAAGAGATTCCAGAGGATGATAAAGAGGGGCAAGATATTTGGGAAAAACTTGTATGGAAAATGCTGAACGGAACTCAACCGAAGCCGTCAACAGAAGCAAAGCCGTCCGATGTCGAGCACGCACTCTTTTCATCAACAGTAAAAGTCTTTGATAAGGGTCGCGGTCTAATATTACTAGAATCTGTAAAACGTGGTGATCACATTTGTGATATTAATAAAACATATACAAAAGTACTAGGAGTTTACAGAGGCCTAACAGAGAGTGGGTTCAATTCAATGACATCTGGTGTAAGATTCTCCGATAAAGATGGCATTTGGAAACATGTAAAATTAGAAAAACCAACATCAGAAGGTCATAATCTGGCTGGCTATAATTTAGTAACAGAATCTGGTACCTTTCTGGTGTATTATGGCGACGGTGCTACAGCACACCCTGTAAGGGATTTTACAGAAGTTGGTTATAAGAATATTGAACAAACATACGAATCAACTAGAACTCATTTGGCAACAAACATCAACAAAAAAAAAGAAATACAACAACAGAATAGTAACAGATGCGTCTTGGATTTCTCATCACAGGCCTGCTGCTTTTGCTGGCCGCAAATTTCCTCGTAGTGGCTGGGTATGCCTCTGCCCCCCGACCTTCAAGTGAGGGTTTTGCCTCGTATTTTCTGAATGAGGCTGGTGGTGCCAAGGCGGCCTATCAGGCGATTGGCGCCTATGATGGCGTTAAGTTAGATCCTAACAACGGCGTGAGTGCCTGGAGGTACACGGCTCCCAATGAGTCTCTGCGCGCCGGCGCGAAGGAATTTGAGCCAGGCCCTGACAATCTCTTCATGTTTAAGGATAATCAGTCAAAGCCTGAATGCTGCGGCGCATCTTTCAGCTCTGGGTCTGGCTGTGTATGTACAACTCCTCAACAGCGCAATCTAATTGCTTCTAGAGGTGGCAACCGCACACACGAGGATGTATAAGGCTATTAGATCTTTGTAACTACTAATTTCTACTAAATTAAGCAGCAAAATGCGACTAAATTTATTAGACTTCTAAAAATAGTGGTGATATTATCATGTCATCGGCAAAGACATACAAAATATGTCTAGTTGGCTGCGGCATAGCAGGCTCCATACTACTCCTAAAACTCCTAGAAACAATTCCCCCAGAGGAGATATGTGTCATTGACCCTGCGTTTGACGGCGGAGATTTAGGTCGCAGATGGTCTGAAGTAACAGCAAATTCCACTTGGGGGAACTTCGTGGAGTTCGTAGGAAAACTTGCGGTGGCGAAACCATTTATTGAAAAGAAGAAGGATAAGTATCCTCCTGATACAATTACACCTGTATGGGAACTTTCAAATGGTTTACGCCAGGCACTCTCTTCAAGTTTGAAAAATATGGACGCAAATACCTGTTATGCGAAGAAGGCGTATTATGATGTGGATGAGAAAGTATGGAAGATTCAAATGGATAGCCCAGGATGTATGGGACAGAGACGAGCAAAACTTTTGATTTATGCTCCTGGAGGGAATCCCAGACAGGTAAATCTTTCAAAGCATCAAATTCCGTTGGAGATCGCCCTTGATACTTCAAGACTTAAGAAATCGGTGGAAGGAGGACAGCATATTCTCCTATTTGGACTTGCTCATAGTGGGACACTTGTACTGAAGAATCTCTTACAATTAGGCGTTCAAGTGTCGGCAATCTATCGCGGTGATTCTCCATTTGTATTCCAGCGGGACGGCAATTATAATGGTATCAAACAAGGTACTGCAAAGTTTGCGGACGAACTTCTCGCAAACCCAAATCCTCTCGTAACATTTATTCCAAGTAATGATGCTGAAGCAACAATTCGCGCTTATATTAAATGTGATGCGATAATATCCGCAATTGGGTTCTCAAAAAATACAAAATCAATGGAAGTCACTGTTGGTATCGATATGGTAGACATGAGTGATTATCATAAGATCACAGGTGCTATTAAAAATGCGCCGGCAGAGACGGCTTTTGGGTTTGGTATGGCATATCCTAGTTTTGCCGAGAGAACAGAGGGGGGTGTCACGAAATTCTATGAAAAAGCAGGAATTGAATCATTTGTAACTCATTTGGACAGTGTTGTACCTGCGATTTTATCCTCACAACAATTAGCAGATGAATAGTGTTCTAAACAGAGCGAACACTCGGCTTAATAGTGTATTATCAAATACGGCGACTATGTTTCCTGGTTCACCAGGGATAGCGCCAGCGTCAGCAACTACATCTACAGGCACCAGCGCACTTCCCTTCGTATTTGGTGCTCTTTTTGTAGTTTTTGTTCTTATTGCGATCTTCTATAAACCAATAATGGGGGGTGTTCATTATATATATGATTCAATACGGTACGCATTTGGCGCGCATGATAAACAACTAATTCGTGCTCCTGAAAGCGATGAGCCAGTAGTTATGCCTCCAGTTGCTCCACAGGATGCTACACCTGATAAACGAAGCATAATGGAAAATGTTCTCCCTGGGCGTCAAGAGGTGTTCAATGTAAGCGACAATAAGTTTACATATTATGATGCGGAACCTCTTTGTAAGGCTCTTGGCGCAGAACTAGCAACATATGAACAAGTAAAGGAAGCGTGGGATAAGGGTGGCGATTGGTGTAATTATGGCTGGGTGAAGGGTCAGGTAGCAGCATATCCCACACAGGCGGATACATGGGAGAAACTACAGAAGGGTCCTGAAGACCAGCGCGGTGCTTGTGGCAGACCTGGTGTAAATGGTGGTCATTTTGACAATCCTGAACTTCGGTTTGGAGTAAACTGTTATGGTGTAAAACCTGCGCAAACTCAGCATGATGCTGTTGAAGTTGCGCGCCGTCAAGGACAGCCTATGACACCTGGTGCTTTAGAATATGATAAGAAGGTACAGCACTATCGCAGTGAGGCTGACCATGTTGGTATGTTACCGTTCAATGATAAACAATGGGACTCGGCGTGAAAACGCCATGTCTGCTTTGCTGTACTCGGCGTGAAAACGCCATGTCTGCTTCGCTGTACTCGGCGTGAAAACGCCATGTCTGCTTCGCTGTACTCGGCGTGAAAACGCCATGTGTCTTATGACATAACTCTATCACCACGATAAGACCCTAATTCAGAAACATCGTAATCCCAGCGATTATTTTTATAAGGATTTTTAACAGCGTCAGCCATTGCTCTCCTTATTTCCTCCTCTTCACGAAGACGTTCATCAATTTCTTCGCGTGCAGGACTATTTGCCATATCAATATTATAGTAAATAAATGTTTTCAGTTCTTGACACGTCATCTTTCCACTTTCAGAAGAATCATCACAAAACCCAGAAATTGTATATTTTTCAATAAATTTCTCAAATATTTCTGTGTCAAATGTATCCATGAATTTTGCATAATCATATATATGATTCCTATGTAAGGGACCTTTCGTATATTGAACAAACTTTGAACTTTTCGCAGCAAGTTCCATATAGAACCACCAATGTGCCAACGCCCTCTTAAATTTTCCCTTGTTCGCTCCAAGTGTATAGTCATGAGGAGTTAAAAACTTTTCAAGTTCTTCAACAAAGTCTTCAATAAAATAGTAGCGTTTCTCTATAATACTCCCTGTAAGATCCCTTACAGGTGCTGTGACCCAGGCTTCAAACTTTGCGGCATTTATTTTCTTATGGTAATACATTTTACGAGGTTTCAATAGACCATCTAATTATATTGTGCCTATTTTATTTAAGCGCTTGTCCTGCTGGACCTGGTCCTGGAACTATGGGTGGTAGAACTACTGTTTTCTTCAAGCGCAGAGATTCCTCTGTACCGCGATTCTTGCGGAGAAATCGCATGAAAGCCTCCGTTTCGTCAGTACCGCCGCGTAAGGCGAAGTACTTTTGCGCAACGTCTTCAATACGCCCAAGAGTGAGTGCCGCAGACGTTTTTTCATGTGAGAGTGTTATTTGTCCTCCAGTAACTTTTATAACAGCATTTTCCATATGATTTCGCTGGAGAGCCGAAACAATTTGGCCTTCATATGTCTCACGCATCTTGCGAGCATTTGTTACTTGTTTGTTAAGATTGCCAGCCAGATTATCATAATGGACCCAATTTCTAACCCAGGTGGCTATGTCTTGAGATGACATATCAATACTATCCCTGTAATTATTGCGGAATTATCTATGAATTAGCGACCGCAGCAGTTACAAGCGCAATATGAGAACCTAGAGGTTGAACTTTCATTAACAGGATTACAAACGTGAGCCCTACAAGGATTACGAGGAGACTGAATAACGCGCATGTTAAAATGAGATATGGAAATACACGTTCCATAATATGATTCAATATAGGATCAATCAGGTATAATTGTACAAGTCGTTTGTTATCTTCATTATGGAGATGGACAGCCAGTTTTTCAATCCATTTATGAACTGTGCTTTTCTTTTGTGGTGATTGTGTTGGATCTGTAGACATTGTTTCTGGGTTAGATCGTATTAAAGAATAATTACGTAATGAACGCAGATATGACATTGTGTTTTGAAAAGCCGTCACGTGCTGTGGATCCACAGACAAATGAATCATATTTTAACTTTGAACAGACTTCAAATCCTGAAGACTGCAATGTTGTTTGGGATCCAAAGAATAAGTTTCAAGTACCTGATGATGTGGTTACATCTATTCTAGAATATTTTCTACAGTTTGCCACCTCTTATTTCGCAAAGGCTCCAACAGTTGAACAAATGAAGAAGCGTCTACATAATGTACATGAGAATTGGTCAGCCTCTCTATATCCAATTGACCGTCTATATACAATGCGTCTGGAGTCAATTAAGATTTACTCAAAGAAAACTGAATTTGTATGGCGTTCTTGTAAGAGTGAGGCGAAGCCAATAGATGAGCAAATCCCTTCCGACTTTTTGGCGCCATCTCGTCCAGCATCACCGACAGCTCAGCAGCAAGGCCTAGCAGCACCAGTGTCAGAAGCAGATACAAAAAAGATTGTAATTACGTCCGACCCATCGCTAAACGCAATTATGGAGGCGGTAGCAGATATTCCCTTAGAGGATGTTGGCAGCCCTTGGTCTGAAGGACCTGGCGGTAAAGCCTTCCGACTTGATGACGATTCAGAGGAAAGGATGTTTCGGCTGCGTGTACTGGAGGCGAAACTTTCCGCAAAGTTGGCAGGGTATAAGGCGAAAAAGGAGGCTGATAAGTACTACTCAAAGTTTGGCCGACCACCTCCGGATGATGGTGTGAGTGATTACGAGGATGATGATTCGGATGAATATGATAACGAGGATTGAATTTTGCCTGAACATATCGCGCGGCATTATTAAAAGGCTCTTAATCCCGGAAGGACAGGTTACAAAAAATATAGCCGAGACTTAGTAAAGGAATTGCTATGGTCTCTTCTAACCAAACTCGTACACTTGTAACTGGTCTGGTTGCAGCAGTTCTCTTAGTCGGTGCTTTTTATCTATTAGATCCTACACTTGGTGGCATTCTCCGACGCAAGGAGGGGTTCGCAGGTAATATTCTTCGCGGACCTTCTTCAACTGGTCAGGCCGGCCCTTCAACCCATGGGGCAGGTGATAGAGATGTTGCGAATGTTGTAAGCAATCGCCATGCGGTTGCTGGTGATCTAAAGCACAAGGCGCGCGGTGCTGAGGGTTTTGCTGACAGCGGTGTAGCAGGTTATGAAGGCCCAGCTGGTTTTGGCAGTGCTGAGGCGCCTGCTGGCTGCTATCCTCGCGACCAGCTCACGCCTGGTGAACTCCTCCCCAAGGACCCCAATAGCGTTTGGGCGCAGCAGAACCCTATGGGTACTGGCTCGCTGAAGGGTAAGAACTTCCTCTCTGCTGGCGCACTAATTGGTGTAAATACGGTTGGCCAGAGCCTCCGCAATGGTAACCAGCAGATCCGATCTGAGCCACCAAATCCCCAGATGCCTGTGTCAATCTGGAACCAGTCCACGATTGAGCCTGATGTGAATCGCCGCGACCTGGAGATCGCTTAATTGTAAATTAAGCATCCGAACTGATTTACAATCAGTGAGATCGCGTAGAAGATTTCTACGCATTCAAGCCGCTTTACAAGCGGCGAGATCGCTTAATTGTAAATTAAG